CATGGATCGCGCCCTGGCCGAAGGCCAGCGCACGCGCCAGGCCGAAATGTACCAACAGACGACGACTGCGCACGCCCAGCAACAACTCGCCAACTCCGTTGAAGCGCACGTTGACCGGTGGGAAAAAGCAACGATGGCTGCCGACCCAGACTACGCGCGAAAGCAAGCCGCTGTGAAGGATACCATGTGGGCGGTTGTCCGTGAAAACGGACGACCCCAATCGCCGGAGCATGCCGTCGCGATCGCTATGGAATCGTATCGGCGTGTGAATGAGCATTATCGCTCTTGGGCGCCAACGGCCCGCCCGACACATGCGCAGCCTCGCAGCACGGGCAAAACCAACGGCGCGGCGCCAGAACCCAAAACCCTGCTGGAGGCAGTCAGGATCGCAAGAGAAAGCGCACGCGCCTAAACCCTTGAAAAGGCGCGAGAAATGCCAGTTTATACCCAGCCTTTGCTGGATCACATAACTACCGCAGCGCTTGATTGGTGGCTGAACAAAGGCTCGGCCTTCCAGCAAGCGATCCAGGAAAAACCGCTCCTGGCGATGATGGAATCGAAGGCTAAGACGTTCCCCGGCGGCAAGGGCGACATCATCATTTCGGTGAAGGGCGACTACGGCAACACCGCAGCGCCAGGCACCGGCGACAAGCTCGTTGGTTACGAGCTGTCGGACAGTGTCGTCTACTACACGCCGGCAAACCTTCGTCAGGCACGCTACGCCTGGAAGGAACACCACATTGGTATTTCGCTGACGCACTCGGAATTGAAGACCGACGGCATCAGCGTGGTCGACACCAATGGTGAAGACACCAGCGAACATTCCGGTCGCGACGATACCGTCCTGGTCGGGATCCTTAACGATGCGCTCGAGGACGTTAGCGAGCAGTACGCACGCGGGCTCAACAACCTGCTGTGGACGAACGGTGCAGCCGACGCGAAAGCTCTCGCCGGCATGGCCGCGCTCGTCACCGACACGCCTGGCACAGGCACCGTCGGTGGTCTTAATCGGGCGACCTACACCTGGTGGCGCAATCGTGCGTACACCGCGGCCATGGGCACTGCAGTCGGCGGCACGCCGGCGCTGGCAGGCTGGGGCGGCGGCGTAATCACGTCGTCGGCAACGGGTGGCGGCACGCTGATCACGTTGCTGCAGAAAGAGTATCGGATGCTCACCAAGTACGGCGGGCGGCCGAACACAGGCTTCTGCGGCAGTGATTTCCTCTCCGCGCTGGAGAGCGAGCTGCGCGCCAACGGCAACTATTCGATGACGGGCTACTCGGGCGGCAAGGACATCAGCGTCGGCGCCATCTCCTACATGGGGACGACGTTTGAGTATGATCCTTCGCTCGACGATCTCGGCAAATCGAAGCGCTGCTATTGGTTCGATTCGAGAGACATTTATCTGGTCAAGATGGACGGCGAGTGGCGTCACCAACACTCACCGGCGCGTCCACCCGATAAGTACGTCATGTACCGAGGCATCACCTCAACAGGCCAGCTCTGTGCTCGCCGGCTCAATTCGGCCGTCGTCATCGATATCGCCTGACCGCAAATTGGAGCTGCTGCTGTCCCTCCATGGCCGGCAGCTCTCCTCTCGCCGGGACCGGCCCATACCCCCGATCCCGGCGTCAACCTTTGAAGGAATCCGCATGCAGAAAATGCACTGGTGTACCGCGAACCTAAACTTGTCTGGCCAGGGCTTTACGGTGATCTGGTTCGACGCCACCAACCCGATCTCCTGGCCGGAGGCGCAGGTGCTCATGGTGGTGCATGGCGAGGAGAATATTTATGACATCAAGCCGATCGCGATCGGCGAGACGACGGCCGGCGAGGAGAAGCAGCGCCTGGCGAACAAGTATCGCCATCAACCGGTCGAGCACGTCTTCCCAGGGCGCAACCCGCGCATGGAGACGATGATGCCGGCCGAGACGCTCGAGCTGCCGCGCGCCGATCAATACGGCATGGTCGCCGATCCGAACGACAAGGTCAGCATCATCACCGGTGGCGGCAACGGCACGCCGCATCCGGTCGAAGAGCCACCGCCGGCGCCGAAACCTCCGCCGGCCGACCAGGACGACGATGACGAGGAAGACGCCAAGGCCGCGGTGCCATCGCCAGGGCCGGCCGTCTTTCTGCCAGGCAAGCATCCGCGACCACAAAAAGGTGCCTGATGCCGGTCGGCGTAACGCTCATCAACCTGCGCCGCGATCTGCGCGCCGAGACTGGGCAGAGCCTTAGCATTGCCCAGGGCGTGCAGTCGCAGGCGACCCAGGACATCCAGCTCGATCGCCAGCAGCGCGAGCTGTGGGACGCCTGGAGCTGGCCGCATCTCACCTACTGGCTCAACGGCGCAACGATCGCCGGCGAGGCGCTCTACAATTACCCGCCAAGCATGCCGTTCGACCAGATCCGACGTGTCTTGATTTCTTCCGACGGCAAGAGCGGTTGGACGCCGCTCGCCTACGGACTAAACGCTTACGACGTCAACGACGACCTCACCACCCAGGGCGCGCCGCGGCGTTGGGGTAACATGGTTACCGTCACCTCCGGCGTAACGGATCCGGTCGGTCAGATGCTGCTGACACCGACGCCAGACGCTATCTACTACCTGCGCTTCGAGGGCCAGGCGCCATGCAATCCGCTGATTGCCGACACCGACAAGTGCGTGCTCGATAGCAAGGCGATCGTGCTGTTCGCCGCGGCCGAGATCCTGGCGTTCCAGAAGGTGGAGGCGGCAGCTCTCAAGCTCACCAAGGCGCAAAATTATCTGCGCAAGCTGCTGCAGAACAACGGCGCCGACAAACGCACCAACTACAACATGGGCGGCAGCAGCCGCTCGAGCGGCATCGATCACTTCGGCGCTCGTCCGTACCGCAACTATGCGCCGGGCATCGATTATATTCCTTGAGGGGTAATCGGTGCCGTATTTTACAATTACGGATTTCGCCGCCGGCCTTGATCTACGCCGATCGGCGCTGACGGCGCCGGCCGGCACGCTGCGCAAGCTGCTCAACTGTCACGTCACGCCTGGCGGTGAGATCGAGAAACGGTTCGCCTTCGTGCCGTTTGGGACGCTTCCTCCAGAAAGCAAGGGGCTGCTCGAGCTGCAGGGCAAGCTCTATACGTTCGTCCCAGGCGGCACCGCCACCACCGATCCAGTCGGCGCCTGGGCGGTCGGCAAGATGCAGCTCAACTGCACCACCATCAACAAGATCCTCGATTACGATTACTTCGATCAGAAGGTGTTCGTGATCGCCTACGTCAATGGCGACCTCGTCAATCCGGTGCATTTCTACAACGGCATCATCGTCCCCGACGCGCAGGGAAAATTCTGCCGCACCTACAAGAACAAGATTTTTGCGGTCGACCGCGGCATCCTGTTTTTCTCCGGTGATGGCGAGCCGACGATCTGGGACGACACGGTCGACGCCTCCGCGGGCTTTATCGATCTGTCGCTCGGCGACAGCGACATGTCGGAGTGTACGGCGCTCGAGGTCTACTACGACAAGCTCGCCATCCTGTCGAAGACCGCCACCCAGCTCTGGGTGATCGATCCCGATCCGCTGCAGACCAACTACGCGCAAACGCTGCGTCAGGCCGGCACGGTGGCGCCGCAGTCGGTGCTGGCCTACGGATCCGGCGACGTGCTCTACCTGGCGCCCGACGGCATCCGCTCGTTGCGCGCACGCAACGCCAGCCTGGCGGCGTCGGTGTCCGACGTCGGATCCCCGCTCGATCCGATCATGCAGGGGCTGTTTCGCCAATTCGGCGAGCCCTACATGGAAAACGTGATCTCGCTGCTGCAGCCGGTGACCGGCCGGTTCTGGGTCATCCTGCCCGACAGGGTTTATATCCTGTCGGCCTTCCCCGGCCCCAAGATCACCGCCTGGTCGGAGTATCACCCGAGCCGCGCGGTTGCCGGCGTGGACACGCAATTCACCATCGTTGCCGCCACCACCCACCGCCAGCACGTTGTTGTGCGCGACACCGACGGCAACGTGTACGGCTACGGCGGCGCCGACGACACCGGCATCACGCACGACTCCTGCCCGGTCGAGATCATTTTCCCGTTCCTGACCGGCGACAAGCCGGCCACGCAGAAGACCTACCAGGGCATCGACGCGGCAGCGTCAGGCGTCTGGGATGTCTTCGCCGCCACCAACCCCGAGGATGAGATCTCCGAAGACTTTCTCGGCCAGTTCATCGGGCCGAGCTTCATGCAGGGCAGGTTTGCGATCGAGGGGCGATCGACGCACTTCTCGCTGCGGCTGCGCAACAACACGCCGGGGCCGGCCACGCTGTCGAATATCTCGGTGCATTTCCAGGCTGCGGAGCAATCGTGATCACGATCGAGGCAGGCACAGCCGACAGCATCCGCTATGTGCTCGAGCACATGCGCGAGATGGATCACCTCGAGATGGAGGCGACATCGCCGACCATGAATCCCTGGGACATTACCAGGAGCATCATGCTCGGCGCCCAGATGGTGTTTGTCGCCAAGCACAACGACGTGCCGGTGAGCTGCTGGGGGCTGATGCCGATGTGGCAGGGCGTCGGCTTCGCCTTCTGCTTCGGCACCGACGACTGGGGCTCCGTATTATTGCCAATGACAAGGCATGTGCGGCGGTTTATGTTGCCGCTACTGCTGGACAACGGCTACCACCGCATCGAAACCCGTAGCCTGGCCGCCCGCACGGACGTAGGGCGCTGGCTCGAGATCTTCGGAGCAGAGGCGGAAGCTGTCATGCGGGGCTCCGGCGCCCGCGGTGAGGATTTCATCCTCTACAGGTGGCTCAGGGATGAGCACCGGCCAGCGAAGAAAAGCCCGACCGGCGATCACCATTCGTATGGCGACGATCGGCGACGTCGACGAGCTGACCATGCTCGCGATGACGCTGCTGCGCGAGTCGCCGACGTACCTCCAATTGTTCAGTTGCAACCCGGCAGTCGCGTCGAAGTATCTGCGCGCCGCCATTGGGAGCGGAGTCTGTCCGCACATCGTGGCGATACATGACGGGAGAATCATCGGTGCAATTTCGTACTCGCTCGATGCCAGTTTCACCGACAGCAAGCTCGCGGTGATGGGCGAGCTGTTTGTCTACAAGGAGTTTCGCGGAACGCCGGCGGGCCGGATGCTAACGTGGACGGCAATGGATCTCGCCAAGGGGGACGGGGCCGTTGCAATGCACATTCCGATCGCCGGCGGCCACGAAGCTGTGCCGACACTGATAAACATGATGCATAAATTCGGAGCCGAAGAGATCGGCGTCATCTTGAGAAAGGTGCTGTGATGGGCGGAAAATCAGGATCCTCGAATAATGCGATGTTGCAATTCGAGATGCAGCAGGCGGCCGAAGCAAAGCAGCGCGAGGCCGAACGCAAGGCGCGGCTCGAGGAGGGCAAGACGCAGATCGATCAGATCTTCGCCGGCGGCGGCTTCGACCAGGCGTTCTATGACAAGTACAAAAACGCCGAGCTGTCCAACGCGCAGCAGCAGCTCGACGCGCAGTATGACAAGGGCGTGCTCAAGAACCGCTACGACCTGGCGCGCGCCGGCCTGTCGCGATCGAGCGCAGCCAACACGGCCAAGGCCGACCTGGCGGCGCAGAAGAGCTTCCAGGAAACCGGATTCCAAACCGCGGCCGACCAAAACGTCGCCGCCCTAAAATCCGGCATCCAGGGCCAGCAACAGTCGGCCTACAACCAGCTCTACGGCACCGAGGATCCGGCGCTCGCCGCCAACGTCGCCACCAGCTCGGTCAAGCAGTCGATGGCCGCAACGCCAAACCTGCAGCCGTTAGGCGAGCTGTTCAAGCCGCTGGTGATCGGCTCGATCTCCGCCGGCCAGAACCTGCTTGATAATTACTATGCCAACAGCGGCGGCGGCCTCAGCACCACCAATCCGCGCCAGGGTCGACCGGTCCAAGTGACCGGCGAGGGATAATTCATCATGTGCGCTCCAATGGCGATCGGCATCATCGGCGCCATCGCGTCGGCTGCGGCTGGCATCATCAGCATGCAGGCGCAGCAATCGGCCATGAAGAAGCAGGAGGAGGCCAACCAGCAGTGGGCCAACTACCAGCGCCGCGAGCGTGCCGAGGCCTGGCAGCGCGAGGAGCAGTATCGCCAGAATGCCGAGGCGGCGCGCCAGTCCACGATTTCGGAGATGGACGCGCAAAAGCAGAAGGAAGCGCAGGGCAAGGAAGAGGAGCGCCTAAAGCAGGACATCACGCCGACAGACGTCAAGCCAGACGAGAAGGGGATGGTGGCGATCGGCGACGAGCTGCTGCGCGGCACCGGCGGCGGCGATCCCCTGGTGACGCAGGATCTGCAGAAGAAAATCAACAGCGCGGCGGTCGAATCACGGAAACGAATCGCGAACTTAGCGACGATTCAATCTTATGGTGGGTCACAATTCGGTCTGCAGAACAGGGCGCAAGACCTGTTCAACAAAAGCGGCCAGGACATCCGATTCCAGGGCAACCTGCGCCAGGGCAACCTGGGCGCCCTGGGGATCGCCGGCAACGTCGAGCCGGCCAAGATCCAGACAACCCCGTCATATGCCGGCGGCATCGCCAGCTCATTGGCCAGCATCGCCGGCAAGGGCCTTAGCAGCGGATTCGGAAGTTAGGACATGGCACAATTTTGGACCGAGGATCCGTCGATCGGCAACGCCCTGGCGGGCCTGGCGACGAGCTTTGATGTCAGCCGCCAGGAGGACATGCGCAAGAAGCGCGCCGAGCGTGCGGCGAAAGAGCGTTACGGCCAGACCTACGCAGATCTGCAGGAGGCACAAAAATCGACTGACCTTGGCGTCAGCCTGCCGCCGGAGTGGGGCGGCTCGATCAGTCTCGACGTGCCGACCTACCAGTGGACGAACCCGAGCGACTACGCCGCGCGGCAGACGGCGGCCAACAATGCGCGGATGGATTATGGCCTCCAGACGAGCCCGAAGAACGCCCAAGAGGCGGTGGCAGTTGAGGCGCAGAATCAACTGCAGACCCAGGGTCTGCCGCAGACGGCGGCCGGCCAGAATATCATGCAGACGCAGCTCACCGGCCAACTGCCGATGCTCGACGCCAAAGGCACCACCAGCAATTACGCGGTGCAGGACCAGGACGGCAACATCGTTGCCAAGGGCACCACTCGCGACGGTCGCACCGACCTGATCACCAACCAACCGATCACGACGGCACCAGGCCACACTGTGGTGAAGATGGGCGAGGTGTCGGCCGATCAGAATATCTACAAGGATGAAGGCGCCAGATCTGCAGCGCTCGATGCGCTCAACAGGAAGGCGACGATCGGCAACCAGGAGTGGACGCTGCAGGATCAGCAGCGCGCGCAAATCCTGCTCGATAAGGCGTTTCCGCAGTCGCAGAAAATCGAGAAGGATGCAGGCGGCCAATTCCGAATCGTTGGCTACAACGAGAAGGTCGTCCCGCCGGTCTACGGGCCGCTGATCGCGCGCATCAACGCCGGCCTCGGCGCAGCGCCGGCGCCAGCAGCTCCACCACCGCCACCCGCACCAGTCGCACCGACGACAACGGGAGCTGGCGGATCTGCCGCGGCTGCGGCTGCAGCTCCGGCGCCACCGCCGGCCGCAGGAGCTGCTCGAGCTGCTGCACCGCCTCCGATCGTTCCACCAGGCGCCATCACCACCGGCGCCGGCCAGGCGACGATCAGTGGCCCGATCGGGCCGGAGGGACCAGCTCAAGAGACGCAGGCAAAGACTGCAGCGTTCGCGCAGCTCGCCAACAAGGCGAAGGATGATTTCTACGCAAAGTTTGGCTACACGCCGGGGAAGGGGTTCACCGACCCGAGCGCCGTGCAGAAAAACGTGCCTGGATTTTTGTCGGCGGTGGCGAACGAATACGGCGGCACTTCGATCGCCGGCGAGCGCCTGGCCAAGACGCTCGACCCCAAGGCGCAGGACTACAACGCGCTCGGCTATCGCTTCGTTGAGCCGGTGATCCGGCTGGCATCAGGCGCGGCGATCGGGCCGAAGGAATATCAACAATACTTCCGCATGTTCATCCCGAACGCCAACGACACGCCAGACACCGCGGCGCGTAAGCTCGACGCGATGCAGAGCTGGGTCGATGCAGTGTCCGGTGCATCGACGTCGCGCGGTGCGCTCGATGCGATGGCGAGGCTCGCCAAGGATCCGCAGACAGCGCAGGCCGTCGAGCAGATCCGCGTCAAGGCGGCCAACGCCGGCACGCTCGACACGCCGTTCAGCCAGCTCCCAGGCGGCGGCGGTGGTGGGGCATCTGCAGCTCCGGCCGCAGCGCCAAGTGCTGCAGCGCCGGCGCAGACCAGGCCGGCCGAGGTGGCGCCGGCCGATCGCGAGGCGCTTGCCTGGGCCAATGCGAATCCGAACGATCCGAGAGCTGCGCAAATCAAACGCAAGCTGGGGATGTAAATGGCCTTCGACCCCGACGCATATTTGGCCGCGGCACCGGCGCCCTCGGGCGGATTCGATCCCGACGAGTACCTCAAGAAAAAAGAGGCAGAAGCGCAGCCAGCCCTGGGCACCGGCTATTTTGGCCGCAAGGTGCAGGAGCAGATGGACGATCCGTACAGCGCGCGCAGCACGATCGGCCGCGTGGCAACCGGCATCATCGGCGGCATCCCCGACCTGGCGATCAAGTTTCAGAACGCCGGCCTCAACCCGTTCGACTACGTCGGCAAGGGCGTCGACTATGTGCTCGGCACCGACACACAACCGAAAGGAAGGCTCCCCGAGATCACGCCGTTACTTCGTCAGGCCACCGGCACACCCGAGCTGCCGGAAGACGCTTCGACGACGCGCAACCTGCTCGAGGGCGGCGCCACGGTGGCGTTCTCCGGCGGCGCCAATGCGGCCGGCAGAGCGATCGGCACAGCTCCGACCCTTGCCGCTGGTCTGCGACCGGCGGCTGCTGCAGTCACCCGCAACATCGTGGCCCCTGTCATCGGCTCGTATGCCGGCGGCGAGGTGGGCGGCGCGATCGGCGGCGAGAAGGGCGCCCTAATCGGTGGCCTGGCCGGCGGCCTGGCACCGGCGGCACGGGTGACGCGCCAGGCAGCAACCCGAGCTGGGGCTCGGCCCGATGCTCCCGACATTGCCGCGGCAGCCGAGCGGCAGAACGTGCCGACGACGGCCGGCATGCTGGGCGATCTCAATGTGCAAGCGCAGGAGCGTCAGCTCTCCGGCCGACCAGGCGCGGTCGACGTGATCAGCGGCGCGCGCCAGAGCACGCAAGCAGGGTTACGCGATGCCGTGCAGCGCGCGATCGAGCAGCGCCAGGCGCTGCCTGGGGCAACGCCGACAACGACAGACATCCATGGGGTGGCCACCCAGGCGCGAGCTGCCGGCACCGACGCCAGCAACGCCGCCCAGGCGCGATTGATGGAGCGGGTCGGGCCGCAGGCGCCGGTCGACGTGGCGCCGGTCCTGGCGGAGATGGAGCGGGTTGCCCGCTCGACGGATCCAGGCACCGCGGCGCCGATCGTTGCGCGTGTGCAGCATCTGCGAGACATGCTGCCGCGCGATCAGCAAGGCAACATCACCGGCACCACCGTCGCCTACGAGCGCTTCAAGGATTGGCGCAGCGCGCTCGGCAAGCGCTTGAGCGGCGGCATCGACCCGATCCAGGCGCGGCACTCTCGCCCGATCTACGATACGGCGACCACCGCCATGCGCGAAACCGCAACCAGGAGCGGCGTGCATCCCGATGAGTTCAACCTGGCGCAGGACATCACGCGCAACCAGATGCGCGCCGGCGAGATCACCGACGTCTACGATCGATCGCTCGGCAACACGATGGCCGAGGCGGCCGGCCCGAGAAAATTCGCCGCCTGGTGGCAGGGCCTCAGCCCGCAAGAGCAGACGGCGATCGCCGGCGGTCAACGCGGCAACCTGGCCGACGTCGCGCGCCTGGCCGAGGCCTTCAATTATCCGACCAGTCAGACCGGGCTCACGCGCGCCTTCGGTGGACAGCTCGCCGAGCTGCCGGCCCGAGCTGTCGGCGCCGGCCTGGGCGGCCTGCTGGGCAACGTCCTGGGCATCCCAGGCGGCACCACGATCGGAGCTGCGATCGGATCCTACGGCACGCAACCGATCAACTACCTGCGGGCGCGGATGCTCGAGGGCCAGGGGCGCCGGCGCAATATGCTGCGTGACGTGCGACCGGTCGGCATCGATGAGCTGCGCGGCGTATTGACCAACATCGGAGCGCGCCAATGATTGACCGCAGCCAGTTTCTCGAAGAGATCCGCAACAACCCTGCGATCCTCAATCGCATCGCCGCGATCGTTCACGGCGAGGTCGGCAATGCATTGCCCGAGAAGTTGATGATCCAGGCTGAGACGATCTTCAACCGCGCCATGGCTCGCGGCCAGACGCTCGAGGAGGTGACGCGAACTATCCCAGAGGGGCGCGGCTACTATCCGCAAGAGACGCTCGATCGCGGCAATGCGTACATGTCGAACCCGCAAACCTACGCGCAATTCCGCGACAAGATCCTGCGCCCGGTGATCGGCGGCTCCGACATCGGCACCGAAAAGCTCGGCTTCGCACCGACCGGCAACGCCTCCGAGGGCAAGACTAATTTTGCGTCCAGGCGAGCTGCGGATCCGGCCGGCCGGTATTACTCGCAGCACAAATGGTACGGCGACCCGAAGAAGGGCGGCGAGATGTACGTCGAGGAAAAGGGCCGCCTCGATCGACCAGAACGAATCACGGCCAATCGTAAGGGCGGCCCAGAGCCGGCGAAGGAGCCGGTTACGGATCCGGCAACACCGCAGCCGGCGGCGGCGTCAGCGCCGACAGAGTCACGTTCCATGGGAAACCTTCTTGCCGATCATGTCGCCGGCACACCATGGGAGCCTACGCCGGCGCAGCAATCGGCACTGGTGACCGGCGTTCCGTCGACGCAATCAACCCCCGCGCCAACGGCAACGCCGGCGCCGGCCAGGACGCAAACGCAATCAGCTCGAGCCCCTGCAGCCGCGCCTCGAGCTGCAGCGCCGGCGGCATCGAAGGGCGAGCCCTACGACTACATCGACCCGAACACCGGCCACCGCATCGTCAATCCGAAAGGATCCGGCGAGCAGGCCATGGGCCTGACGCGCGACATCGGACCACCGCCCAGGGCGGCTGCACCAGCTCGATCTGCTGCACCGACTGCAACTGCTAAACCTGCTAAACCTGCTGAAGAGTTTTCGCCGCGATCGGCGGTGTCGGATTCCGTTCGCACGTCACCGCCCGAGCAGGTGGCGCGTCCCGACGAGCGCTCCAGCGTGGCGCCGTTCGATCAATCGGCGATGGATCCGACGCTGCTCCCGCAGCAGCGATACATCGACATGGGCCCGCGCCTGGACGAAGGCCCGACGCCACCAGGCGCGATCTCCGGCGCACCAGGCGCGGCCGCGGTCGCCGCCATGGCACCGCCGCAGGCAGACTTCTTGACGACGCTCTTCCAGAACCTGTCGCGCACGCCCGATCGGCCGTTGAGCACACCGCCGGCTACCGCCGCACCGACCGAGCCATTTGCGCCGGGAGCCCGTAATGCTTCGTTCCCCTTCGCGCCGGCCCAGCGCGGGCCGCTGGACGCGCGGCCGCCCAACGATGCCTCCTTGCTGCCTCGAGGATTACAAGACCCTTCAGCGGCCTCCGCATTTGGAGGTACGCGGCCACTGAATATTGCACCGCCCAGGACGGTCGATCAGCAGCTCGGGGGGTTATCGCCTTTTGCGCCGTCACCAGGCGGCGCGCCTGGTCAGATGGCCGGCCTCGATTTAGAGGCAAGGCCGTCCCCATATCCGAAACCAGGCACGCCTTGGCCGACACCAAAAGGCCAGCAGCCCGGCCCAATAATGCCAGCAGAGCCGTGGCAGCCTCCAGACTGGACGGCGGCACCTGGGACAAAGGTGGCAGGCGCCTACATCCCCGGCATAGATCCCCAGCTCGATCGCGACTTTGGCCGCGGGCGACCCATCGAACAGGATGCCGAAGGGCCGACGGGCAAGACGGAGTGGATGAACAAGACGCTCGAGGATTTTGCCAAGGCGGGCCAGCCGCCGAGGTTGGGATCTAACTTCACACCGCCTGGCGCCCAGCTCTATCCGCAAGCGAGCAGCCCGAATGATTCGTCGCTGAAGCTGCAGCCCAATTCTCCAATGGGACGTGCCTTCGGCCTGGGTGGAGTACCGGAGCCGCCTGTTAGGGCGTTCGATCGGATGCGCGATCCGATGGGCGGCTATCCGCCGGCAGCGCTGCCTCGCCAGGATCAGATGTCCATGGCGCCGGCCGGCCTGGGCGGCTCGGCAACGCAGCCGACGCCGCAGCAGGCAGCGATGCAAACCCTGGCGGCAGATCCGCAGCGTGATCCGCAGAGCTTCGACACTGCCATGCAGGGCAACCTGTCGCCGTTCCAAGAGTGGCCACCGCCCTGGTGGGGCGATGGCTATAATAGCTTTGGTGGCGGTGGGTTCGACTTCGGTGGCGGCGGCGATTGGGGCGGTGGGAGCTACGGCGGCGAAGGCTTCGCCGGCTATGGCGACTTCGGCCTGGGCTCCTACGGCTAGATGACAGCTTGCGCGGTTTCACCGGATACCAAACCACCAGTGATGCGGCCGGAACCGCGCCTTGACTTGACGTCGCCCGTTGCTGCCGCGGCTGCGTTGGTCACTACCCCGCACCACTATTCTTCATGTTTCGGTAATCGTCCTATCAGGTTCTCGAGCTGCTTGGCATCCTCGGCCGACACTGCAATCGGCTTGATCGGCCCAGGCGTCGACGACGGACGGTAGGCGCTCTGGCGCGATTCCTCCAGCGTGGAGACGATCAACGTATTGATGTTGGTCAGGCCGGTGGTCAGCTCAACGCTGTAGCGCATGTAGTGGTCGCGCTCGGCGGTGATCATGCGCAGCCGGCTCTCGAGCTGGTCGACACGCTCGCGCATCTGCGCCAGCTCGATAGTCATGCGATCGTTTTTTGTGAGCAAGCCTTCGTGCTCCTTGATGATCAGGCTAAACGCCTCGGCGCCGATCATCGCCTGCTCGCGAAGTGATCCGTTCGTGTTCATGCCCTTACCCCTTTTTTACCTGATCGATGCGCGTCCACTCGAAGATGTCATGCGAGTACGGTTTGATCATGCCGTCGATCTTGCAGATATCGCCGGCATGGCAGACCTTGATAACCTGCTCGAGCTGCAGGCGGTCTTCGATTAGCGCCATGCAGGCGGTGGCGATGTAGGTGGCGGGCATGGCCTGAGTATTGAGCCCGAGCGCCCTGCTGTTGCCGGAAAGCTCGAGCTTGCCATAGCAGCTCACCTTGAATGATGGCGCGTTGTACTCGTATTGCGCTGCCGGCACTGGCGTCACTAGTGCCAGCAGCATTGCGGTTGCGATTAGCTCCTGTCTCACGGTCTTCACTCCTCTAATTTTCTGCGTACCTGCTCGCCGGTCTTTTTGGTGGCGATGATGTAGCGGATGAAACGAGCTGCGATCGGGGGGATCGGCGCGCCGATCTCCTCGTCCAGGGCAGCCCACCGCCTGGACGTTCTGGGTGCGACTCCAAACAGCCGAGCGGCTCCGAGCTGACTGAGCTGGAGCCTCTCGAGCGCTCGCCGGTATTGCTCCGGCGTCATGTGGTCGATGTTTTTCATGCTGTTGCCAGCCTCTCTCTCACGCGGGTTACTTGCTTGTCCGACCACGGTGCCCCGGTCGGCGTGGGGATTTTCATTCCGCTGAGCACGCTGGCTGCGCGCCTGGCGGAAAGATTCTGCAGGTCGGTGAACACCGGCCGCAGCTCCTCGGCGCGAGCTGCTGCCAGGTCGCGGTTGCGATCGGCCTGCGCCTGGTTGCCGAGCTGCACGCCGCGCGCCTTCGCTCCGGCGAGCGCTGCCTTGGTGCGATCGGAGATCATGCGGCGCTCCTGCTCGGCGAGCGCTGCGTAGATGTGCAGCATGAAGGGGTCGGCGTTGGTGCCCAGGTTGGCAACGATGAAGGGCACCCGCTGCGCCATCAGGCCGGCGATGAAAGCGACATCGCGGCTCAGACGATCGAGCTTGGCGACGACGATGGCGCCGCCGATGTCCTTGGCTGCCTTCAGCGCTGCCGCGAGCTGCGGGCGGCGATCGAGCGCATCGGCACCCTTGCCAGTCTCGACCTCGATCCACTCGCCGAGAACCTCGAGGCCCTCGCTCTTGGCGAAGGCATGCACCGCGGCGCGCTGGGCGTCGAGGCCCAGGCCGCTGCGGCCCTGCTTCTGGGTGGAAACGCGATAGTAGGCGATGAGCTTTTTCATTTGCGCATGTCCTTGATGTGCAGCTCAGCGAGCTGGCGGTAAGTGACGTTGTCGATCGCGATGGTGTCTTGGCACTCGATGTGAACCGCGCGGGTGATGCGGCCGAGGCGCCACATCACAACGCGATCTCCGACGTTGATGATCTTGCCGCAGCACTGGCAACGGTGCCGGTGCTTGCGGCGGTCGTTTGCGTAGGTGGTTTCGTAGGTGCTCATAGGCACTATATAGGCCATCCGGCCCTAGGCCGTCAAGGGCAGCAAAAAGCCCCTATTCTAGTAGGGGCTGACAGGGCGGCCGCCTGGGCGCAGGGTGGACCCCCGCACCGCTACCATGGCCGGTGTGGCTTACGGCTGGACGCGATGCGGGGGATAACGAGCTTGCGCTCGTTATTCTTTTTGGAGCTGCGACACCACGCGCTGTTGCCAGGGAATGAACGCCGGCGGATCCGTATCGAAGTCCGCGATCGGCAGCCAGCCCGACATCTTGTGCGGCGTTAGCATGTTGGAGCTGGTGCCACCGCCGGCGATCAACGCCGGGTAGGCGACATTCGGCTTGGGCTCTTCGATGATCGGCCGGCCGCTGTGACCGACGCGGCTGCCGTTGCCGTCGATCGGAGGCTTGCCGAGCTGCAGCGGATTCCGGTTGCTCGAATAAACCTGGCGGCCGCCGCGCTGGTTGTCCCAGCAGCGGCTCGAGCCGTGCCAGTAGAGCCAGGCACCTGGATGCCTGGCCCTGGCCTGCTCTTTCGTTAAACACTCGGCGCCGAGCACGGCCCAGACGCCGAGCGCAACGACGGCGATCGCCGCCAGGACGATGATGACGAGCGGCGTGACGAACGACCCAGAATAATTTTGCATGTCACACCCCCAGGCCTTTGATCTTGATGGCGAGCACGTCGATCAGCGCACCGGCCTTCGCCCAGGGTTTTGCCGTGTTGGTATCCTGCCAGTTGACGGCGATGTGCTCGGCCTTGTCGGCGCAGATCTGGCCGAGCGCATGCACGGTCAGCTCGAGGCCCATCGAGTCGACGATGGCCTCGAGCGTTTCCTTGTTGGTGGTGGTCATTGATCTCCCCCATTGAGAAACATCGTATCCTCTTTGCGCCGGCGCAGCACGCCGGCGATTTCGATGAGACGTTCCGCAGCTCCCACGATGCGATCGCGCATCATCTTCTGCTGAAAGTTTTTGTAGCGGAAGGCGGAGCAGCACTCGCATGCCGTTCCGCTGTTGTCGAAGTCCTGGGAGATCTCCAGGATCTGCTTGGACATGGCCACCAGCATGTCCGCGCGGGCCAGCAGCTCGTCTGTTGTCATCGCCGGCCTCCCTGGTTGATCGCGCGGGCGGTGTGCTTGGCGTAGACGCCGACGGCCTTCCAGTAGGTTGCCATCGGCGCCTTGTGCTTACGCCAGCTTGTCTCTGCCCTGGTGGCCGCATCGGTCGACAGCTCGAGCAGCAGGCCGCGGATGGCGGCCCGCTGATCGGCCGGCAGCGCCTGGAGAGCTGCGATCGCTCGCAGCCCCAGGAGCGGGTTGTGGGTGGTGTTCACCGGTGTGGCTCCTTCTGGTTGAAGAGGGCGACCAGGTAGTTGCTGTCGCCGCGGTAGCGGAAGTTTTTCTCGCGGGCCTTCAGCCAGGCCTGCTGTGTTGAGTACGATTGCTCGTCCCACCACTGGAGAAACCCGACGAACTCGACGGTGAGCCGGAAGGGCTTCTCTGGTTTGCGCCGGCGCATTTCAGTCCTCCTCCATCTTGCGCATCTCGATGCGCTCGACCTGGGTGTAGAGCTGCACTGCGCGGTTGCTGAGCACCAGGAAGCGACCGAGCTTCCCGGCGAGCTTCGCCTGGTCGGCGTCGGCCTCGAGGCCTTCCGCCTGGGTGAGCAGCTCGTCGATGCAGGGACCGCCTTCGCGATCGCTGCAGCCGAGGTGCCCGTGGATGCAATCGTGCTCGGCCATTAGTAGCTCCCGTTGTGCTTGAGGAGCGCCGCGACGGTCGCGGTGTAGACGAGCGTCCAGTATTCGCCGGCGCCGTTAGTCGGCGTCGGGGAAGCGCTCGGGCCGGTGGCGCCGAACTGATACTGAACGGCGTCGTCGGCGGCCTCGCGCGCCTGGCGGAAAATTTCAGTGTTGGTCATCTGAGGATCCTCTCGGTTATGTGAGCCGGTTGGCTCACCCGCTGCAGCTCTCCGTGGAGAGCTGCCGGGCGAGTCGTTAGCGGTTCCACCCGCTTAGAGTTGCGATCGCCTTGTCGACGAAGAGGTTGATGTGCTTGGCGCGGAGCTGCGCCACCGCCTCGATAACGGCCGCGTCGGCGCTGCGTGCCTGCACCGAGGTGATCGACACGCCAGGAAAACCGGCGGCGCGATAATCGATCGCGACGTTGTAGAGCTTCACTTCGGATTCGGCTGCCTTCGCTGCGCGAGCCAGGCGCACGGCGCGCTTCCAGTTGTTGCTGCCGTACTTGATCACCTGGCGATACTCGGTGGCCTGCGGATGCCGGCCGGAGGCACGGCGATGCTTGATCACCTGGACGATGCTGCTCTCGCCGCTCGAGAGGTGGACGACGTAGGCCGGGCCGCGCTCGCCGAAGCGAACGGTGCGCTCGCCGTCGAGAAGGGATGGGTCTTTCAACATTTTGTCTCTCCTGTTTTCGTGGGCCGGTTGGCCCACCCGATGCAGCGCCCCGCGGGGCGCTGCCGGGCGGGTCGTTAAAAATTCGGATGAGCTTCGTCGACGACGGCCGCCTGGACGTAATCGTGTGCCTCGGCCGAGGTGTCGAAATAGCGGACGACCTTGCCGGCGCGCTTCACAACGTAGTTGCCTACGGTCTTGGTGAAACCCTTGGTTTCTTCGATGCGGTATTTCAACATTTTAGTTGCTCCCCTTCAGCACTGCGTCATACGACGGGAACGGCACACACTCGGTCCAGGGCTTGAACCCCAGGGCGGTGAGGCGGGCGACTTCGCGATCGACGTCGGCGCTCGCAACGCTGAGCGAGTAGCAGATGCGGCCGTCGTTGATCCACATCACGTTCTTTTTTTCGGTAGCTGGGTTGGTCATTGGGTAGCTCCTGTTGCTCACAAACATGTCTTAGGACGAGGCGGCCTAGGCTGTCAAGCCGCCTGGGCCTTGGCGACGATTTCTTTCAAGCTCAGGCGGTTCATGTGCATCGTGTAGCCGAGCTTCTCTTCCATCGCGACGTACTCGGCGAACAGCTCCGGCCGTGCGATCGAGCCGAGGTAGATGTCGTTCTCTGATCCCATGATGCAGAAGACGCATGACAGGCGCTCGTTACCTGCGATGTACGCTGCGTGGGGCTGCTGGCCGGCGCCGCGGATCGCGCACCACACGTCGAGCGTCGACAGCGTGAAGATCGGAAACCACTCGTATGCCTCACGGCCGGCCAGGGCGAGATCGCTCTTCGGCTTGCCGTTTTTGTTGAGCTGGGTGTTGAGGTGCGTGAAGGGCTGCAGGCCTTTGCGCGCATCGCTCTCGTCGGCGCGGATGCCCTGGCAGTCGACGACGAGCTTGAGGCCGCGCTCGCGCAGGACGCGCTTGATAACTTTTTCGATCGGGCCGCGCTTCAGATCGCTGGTGCAGGTGCGGCAGTCGCTCGAGGGAAAGCTCGGGACGTCGGGACGATCGGCCTTGCGCTTCTCGGCCATGTTCAAGAAATCTTTCACGCTGCCGTCTTTGTAGATCGGCAGTGCGACCTCGAAGGCAACGCCGGCGTCGGCTGCCTGCTTCATCGCGACTTCCTTGGCGCCGTGCCATTCGACGCGGCCCAGGTCGGCGTGGACGACGACCATCTGCTGCGGAGGAACGATCTCGAGCAGCTTGATCATCATCGCCTGCGAATCTTTTCCGCCGGAGTGATTGATCACGAAGAGGGCGCCGCGGTCGATTAGGTTTTTAATCTCGTGGGTCATTGGTCAGCTCCTGTCCAGGCCTCTTTCTTAGGCCATTGCGGCCTATGGGTCAACAGCTATTTATGGCCTTTATTAACAGGCCTTCTGAGCTGGCTGGGCCATGGAACCCTGGGGCCATGGCGGCCTATTTAGGCCTTGACGGCCTGGGCTGGCATGGCCTAAAAGAGGGTCAGCAAACAGGAGCTGAGCCATGGAAAAGACCACCGTTTACGGACTGCCGCTGAACCCGACCCACCTGCTCAACGAGCTGAAGGGCGCCTCCTTCTGCGTGTCGTTTGGCACGCGCGCGAAGCTCGGCAAGCAGCTCGACCAGGCGATCGAGCTGGTCGGCCAGGATGGAATTTTGTTGGTCGACAACGGTGCCTTCACTCACTGGAAGAGCGGCGGCGCGATGACCGAAGAGTACATCACTGAGTTCGAGATCTGGGCCGGCGAGATCCTCGATCGCTGCCCGCAGGCAGTGGCGGTGATCCCCGACGTGATCCGCGGCACGATGCAGCAGAACGCCGAGCTGATCGAGACGACGATGCTCGATCTCGATCGCGCCATGCCGATCTGGCACATGGACGAGCCGATCAGCTACCTGATCGGTCTGTGCGAGCGCTTCAACTACATCGGCTTCGGCTCCACGATCGACGCGCCTGGCTCCGCCAAGTGGCACGCTCGCATCAAGGAAGCCTTCGACGCGATCGCGACCTGGGAAAAAGAAACCGGTGAGGTTCGTCCGCGGATCCACATGATGCGCGCCCAGAATTACGCGCACCTCTACGGCTTCGACAGCTCCGATTCGACCAATGTCGGCATGAACCACAATCGCCAGCTCGAGAAGCGCGGCGAGAACGTCGCGCAGTTCGCAGCTCGCATCGATGCCAAGATCCAGAAGAGCGCCGGCCCGGCCTCCGAGCACCAGGTGAAGCGCCCGCTGCTCGACCACATCGAGACGTCGAACCTGCGCGCGATCTGGTTCCTCGAGCAGGCCGGCTACCAGGTGCGCGAGCAGCTCGAGGTAACGGCGCCGGCCGACGCCGACGTCTGGCTCGCCCAGTACAACGCAGCTCAAGTTTAACCAGGAGGAGACAGATGAGAACGCACCGCAAAGGCACGGACCTAAAGATTGAGATCAGGCTGGCGCTCTACAGCCTGGGCTACACGATCGAAGGCGCGATCAAGAAGCGCAGCTCCATCTCGGAACTGCAGCAGATGCTCTCGGCTCTGCGCCGCGAGCAGCTCGAGCGTGGCATCATCAAGCCGCGCTAACGAGAACGGCGACGGGGCGGCGTCCAACCAAGCTCCCCGTCGCCGCCCTCGAGCTGACCGGACCCTCAGAAGGTTTTGCCAGCCCGAGCCAAACGAAATGCACGCTCGGCAATGCCGCCAGGTTTCATTCCTGGGTAGCCGGCCGGCGGCGAAAGTTTCCTCCCCCTTGCCTCTGCGATCGCGCGCTGGTGCTCGCGCTGCTCCTGCCGGCGCCGCTGCTTGTCCTCGTCATCCGACGCGCGCAGCCGCGCCTTGAGACGCTCGAACTTCACTTCGCCTCCTCCATCCGCTCAAGAAAATCGCCGCACCACTGGTAGGCCGGCGTGCGCGGCCAATCGCAGTACTCTTCCACTTCATCGTGCGCATAATCAAAATCAGGTTGGTGCTCGACGTTGGCGGCCACTTCCGCGGACCAGGCGATGAGCCCGAGGGCCGTGCCAACATGCCTTGGCGGAGCGCGTGGCGCGTGGCGATGGCACTCTCCCATCCGATCGTCTTCGTGCAGGTCTTTGCCGCCATGCACCGTCCAGTACCAGCACTTGTCGCAGCGATGCGCCTTGCCTTTGGGGCGCGCTGCGCGCTCGGCCAGGACGCGGGCCCAGTAGTCGTCAGTGTCCGTTTTGGTAGACATCGGCAAACCTGGCGGCGGTGTATTTTGATTTGATCCTGGTGCGATCGAGCACCACCAGGTCGCCGGCGTTGAGCCCGCGCAGCTCGGCGAACCTCTCGAGATCCTCCTGGCGCAGCCCGCTGCCGCGCTCGATGTTGCGCAGGGCGCGCTCGAGTCCTACGGAATGATTGGCGCCACCGCAGATGCAGATGCAGCAGTTGTGCCTGGGCTCGATGAGTTCAGATGGCGGCAAGGCGCCGTAACAGCGTAGATCGCAGAACCCGACGCAGCCCCTGGACGAATGATACACCGACAGCAGCGTGGTCATTCCGGCGCCTCTTCCTCGTAATGATACCTAATCGTGGCCGGTCGTCCCATGTTGGCCCAGTCCCACATGAACCAGGCGTGATTGAACGAGGGCGAGCCAGTGGTGCCGGCGAACCAGCGGATGCGACTGGTGAGCACGAGCTTCCTGCTGAACTCTGGGCAACCGCCGAATAGATGCTTGCGGCTCTTGGCGTGGTCGAAGTCCGTGCGCAGCAGCATGGCCACGCGGCCGCGCGGCTTCCTGGTGAGCTGCAGCGCCCGCTCGATGAAGGCCTGCCCCATCGAGTAGGGCGGATTGCATACGATCGTATCGAACGGCAGGTCGCCGGCGACGGTGTTGGCGCCGAGGAAATCCGTGCCGGTGCGGATGTCGCTGCCGCGCACCTTCACGGTCGGCCAGGTGTTCATCACCTTGACCATGGCGCCCTTGCCGGCGGCCGGATCCCAGATCATCCTGACGCCGACCAGGTGGGGCTGCAGGGCGTTGGTCACCCAGGCGGGCGTCTCGTAGAAATCATCCGGCTTGCGATCGTAACCGGAGTCACGCTGGCTCATCTTTCGCGTCCCACAATGACGGCTGCACTTTCCGGCGATAGTCGTCGGCGATGGCAATCATAACCTCGATCTGAAAATCAGCGGTGGCCTGGTGCATCTTCCCATCGGCGATTAGGCGCGGGTAAACTTTGCGGCGCAACCTGATCTCACGCTCAAGCTCCTTGAGCTTGACCAGGTCGTCGGCGATCATTCTTCCGCGCCCCAGAGCTTGCGGACAACGACGTCGGCTCTCTCGGTGAGGAAGTGCGTCTTGCCATCGAGCGTGAACACTTGCGCCAGGCCATCGATGCCG